TTAACTTTTTGGACCTCTTTTTAGTGGAACACCTTTTAATTTTAGAGTATGACGATCTGATTTGTCTCTTAATTCGTGCATTGCTTCTCTAAGTTGTTTCGCAATATCAGTAGCAGAATTGCCTTCGCATTTTTTGCTAGATTGAATAGAAATAGTTCTACGGTCTTTATTGTAGAATCCTTTTGAAAGTATAAAAGAGCCACCTTCATGTTTAGGATTGAAATTAACTACACCGCACCATTCTCCATCGTCCCAATTTCTACTAGAAACTAAAATCCTAATAGGGCTTTCATCATAGACATGTTTGACGTGAAAACCATCCCCTTTTAAAGCGGCACTAACATAACCAAGAGCAATTTTAGCAAAAGCATCCATCATTTCATCGATTTTACTTCGATAATTGACTTCAACGCTATAACGACTAGGCTTAACATATTCCACCAAAGGAATAGCCTTCTCTAGCCATTCTTCTAAAGACATGTTTTCATCAATATTAGATAAATCTTCAAACTCTTTAAAATTCATAATTATTTAATCCATAGTGATTGGAGGTATATCGCCAAATTTGTAAAGAAGATCTTCAAACCATTTTTGACGTTCTTCTTTGGCTTCTTGTAATAGTTGTTGTCCATCCAATTGCATTCCACCGCCTGGACCTGGAGGTGAAGGATATTTACTTCTAACTCTACCTAAAATCTCTTTAGCATAGCTCAAAGCACCTTCTTGCATTGCTTGAGTAACATCACACCAATCTTTGTTTTTTTGCAAGTAGTGAACCATAACTCTTTGTACTTTGTATGGAATTGGATATAGTTTAATAGTTCCAAGTCCTCCAATCCATTCCCAGCCACCTAAATTAGAACTAACACGGCTATACATTTGTTCGTACTGCTTGTAGAGCACCCATTCTCCCATTCGGCCCCAAATTGGTTGGACTGGATCAATCAATCCACCCTGAATGCTGGCATATGAACCACCAGGATAAAAATATTCAATCGGAATTGCACCATCAAGGTCACTAGCTTGGAAGGCAAAATTACCTTGCTCTTTATAGAATACATTTCTAATCAATCCTACATCAGGAGGCATTTTATAAACGCTTTGGCCTGGAGTAGACATAAACACATGATATGAATAATATTCACGTCCAGCGTAATCCTCAAAAACTTTTAGTGCTTGATCGATACAAAAATCAATATTTTGCTCGTCCATTTCTATTTTAAGGATAGGAGCACCAAGCATATTAAGAATGTAATCTCTAATTTGTTGTCTGACCTTCTCACGTTTTGGGCGTGGCCCTAATTTGTTTTTATCGAGAGGATCAGCATGTCCTAGATCGCTATCTCCACATACAGATGCACACTGCATGGACGACATAGCGTCTTGTGTTGGGCGACTTACCGCCAATGTATTATTTCCGCAACTTCCCATAGTAACCATATATAGACATACTATGAATGAAAAACTAAGTTTTAAACAATGGTTATCTGAGACAGAAGCCATTTACGACCCTAAAGCTAAAGGGACTTTTAATTGGTGGGGAGCACCAGGTTCAAGCGGAAAAAGCATCGAAGGTGATCCAATTAAAAATTGGACTAAGAAAAAACCTAAAAGAAAGAAGAAAAAATGAACCAAGATATGATGAATATGCTAGCTGGCCAACAGACCCATGCTTTGAAGAAATATATTTTTGATATGATTCCAGAAAAGTATCATGAGCACGATGAGATTTTAACAAGATCAACTGCAAATCTAGTAACTCAGAAGGATATTGAAGAATTTGCTAAATTTGTAGCCGTAGTGTTTGAAAGCGGATATTTAAAAGCTGCTGAACAATATAAAGAGAATATGGAAAATCTTGGGTATAAATTAGATGTAGTGGCACCAGAAGAAAAGAAAGATGTTCCCAGTATTTTTTAACTAAAATCTGGTTGTTCTACAGAAGGCGTAGCTTCTACAAGTAAACCGCCAGCTTTTTCTTCAATTGCCTGAATTGCCCACCATCGGAATTCGCCATATTTTTGACCATCATTATATTGATATGGATAAACGATAGATCCAGAAGTTAAATTAGCTTCTGAACTTGTCCAAAACCTAATTGCCATATCGCTTGTTTCAACCATAATGGATTCAAATGCAAATTTCTCACCATAAGATCTTTTTTGATAAGTATCACCATATAAATTATCTTTAAATGTATCTAATTTAATTGGTAAACAGTACATCCAGACTTTAACTTTAAATCTAGATTCTGGTTGAGGTTCTGGAGTTTCTACTTTTATAGTCTCCACAACAGGTGGAATTACAGCTTCTGGTTCAGGCTCTGATCTATCTTCAATAATTGGAGTTTTAGATGATAAAGACGGAATATCATCCACTTTAGTCTCTTTCCACTTAAAATTATGCAGAACAATTTTCTCTGCATCCCAAGCTTTATCTTGTTTTCTTGTAAGAGGATTAGGGCTTTTTAACTTGTAAACACTTCCATCTTTGTTTTTTAATGCCATATATGTATTTACCTTAATATTCTCATTTGTTAAATTGATCCTGTAACTATATTTATTCGTATTTAAAAACGGAGGTTAAAATGTTACAAAGTTTAGTTTTAGTATTGATCTTAATTATCATGGGAATCCTGATTATTAATCCCAAAATAATTACTTTAATGCTTTTCAATGAATCTTCTAAAGATCCAAGAGAAGATGAACGTCGTGATATAATCGATGAAGCAAAAAAAATGGAAGAAGCTCTTAAAACAAGCAGAGTTCTGTCTTCTCAACTTTCAAAAGACATAGAAAGCATAAAATCTACTATAGAAAGAGTTCAGACAAAAATTGAAGAATCTATTACAGAAGATAATGATGATGAAGCCAAACGCCTTATCAAGAGTATCTCAAATTATGAAGATAAGCTTAAAAAGCTAGAAAAACAATATGATATTGCCAGACACCAAAGCGAAATGATTACCGAAGAACTGTCTCGCATGAGAGATAGAGTTAAAAATTTAGAACGACAGCAACTAATGTCCAATATTCAAAGCAATGTAGATATTAAGCTAAAAGGCAAAGAAGACATAGAAACTCAACTATTAGAGGCCGCAAAAGAAGCTGATGTAGACAAAAAATTAGAAGATTACAAGCTATCCATTAGGAAGAAAAATGACATCGGCTGAACCTCCAAAACATAAATCTGCTTTATAAGATTTATAAACTTTATTATTAATTATTCTGCCTATTAAAGGTTGACTTACCCCAAACATTTTGCCTAATTTTTGTTGAGTATATTTATCAGTTGCATACAAGACCCTTATTTTGTTGGCTTTATCCATATTTAATTTACAAGCACCATATCCTTTTTTTGTTTTAATGCACTTGCTTGTATCAATCTTATAATCAAAACAATCACTGACATATGGTTTAATTAAATTTATAAAATTATAATACTTCCTTGCACCAAACCGTATGATTGGGTAATTATTAGAAAATGATTTTTCTGGTTTAACACAAGGAAATTGATCTATCAAAAAATTAACTTCTTTTTCAGAAAAACAATTAGTATGAAATGTAATTGTTTTTTTTGATTGATTATTGCAACCATCTTGCATATACCAGTGTCCAATCATTTCTAAATTTAAACTTAAATCTTTTGGAACAATTTTTTTATTTTTAGGATACCATTTTTTTCTTAGTTCTTTTAAAAATGAAAATCCAGGAGTATAGAAGTAACAACATTCAGTCCATTTCCCATTCCAATTTTTATCTGAATAATCTACTTTACCTTTTATTCTAGTTGGGCATTTTTGTTTATCATAAACAATATTACTAACGGTAAAGGGCTTTAAAGAATTATAGACTTCTAAAAGATAGCTTTCTGATTCTTTTTTTAGTTTTAGCTTAAATCTTCCACGTTTGTCTAATGTACCATCTCCAAGCAAACAACTAATGATTAAATCATATTGTTCTTTATTTGGTTCTTTTGGAATATTAGGATATTTCAAATCATAATAATTTAAGTTATAAAAACTAAGCCATCTAACAATTGTACTTTTGGACACATTGAAGTATTTTGCGGCTTCTAAGTTAGTTTTATCAAACATAACTTCGATTAATTCTTTTTTAGATGGTTTAGTTATTGGCATTTTTTGTTCCATACAAGGATAAAGTATTTTTATTATACTATAATGAAAATATAAAATCTACATAAAAAATAACTCTAGATATAAAAACAAGGAGAAAACATGGCCTTAGTAGTACCTAAGTAGCATTGGGCCTTATATGAGTAATCATATAAGTGGATTGGGTGAATTCAGGGAAACCCTAACGTTAAGTCGAGGGCAATCCTGAGCCAAGTCTGCGGTACACCGCAGGAAGGTGCAGAGACTAGTGGAGAAGTAAAGTCTTCTTAATTACCACAATAGCTCCCAACATCCTATTTGGAATAGGATGAAGATATAGTCCATACCACAGGAAACTGATTGGAATAATAGGATGTAGGCGAAATTTTAATGCTACAATATATTGTAGCAATTACAGCAGCAGGCGATCCAGTACTGCATTTATATTCAAATGACTTAACGCCAGATGATACTACCCCAAATGAAGGTTCTTCTGGTGGTCCAACTGAATCTGTTGAAGCAGGTTATGCAGCAGTAACATTGACTTCATCAACTTGGACAACTACACAAGCTTCTGGAGTAACAACCGCAGTTTATAGTGGTGTTACATTCAGTTTTACTACTGGTGCTGGTCCATATGGATATTATGTAACTGATATAAGTAATAATTTACTTTGGGTAGAACGCTTTAGTGGTGCTCCATTTACATTGCCTGACTCAGGTGGAGACATAGCAATAACGCCTAAGATAACATTAGATTAATTGGTGTTTGAAAATAAAATAGAAGACAAAAAACCCACCACGCATCGCGTGGTGGGTTTTTCATGATACATCTAATATATACTTGTATGGCATTACGAAATTTAGATGGAACACCGTACAACACGACAGGAAGTCTACAACAATTTGACCCTGCTAATCCTGAGCATTGTTTATTCAATCAATGGGATGAGGAGCTAATCAAGATTGGTGGATCTCCTATATTTTATTATGAAGTCATGATTCAATCTGGCACATTAGATCCGCTTTATCGTGAAGATCGTGGAAAAATATTTTCAAACAACCCAATTGAGTTGTTTGCAATCTATGAACCTATACCTTCACAAAACTACCAAAATATGTTTGGTATTGATTCGCCTGACGAAATGGTATTTGAAGTTAATTTTGATGCAACGACAGAGGCAATCGGACACGCTCCTAAAATAGGCTCTAGAATTTTCACTCCACACAAGAGAGAAGATTGGCGTATTATCCAGAGAAACGCTGGTGAATTTAAGCTTTGGGGTCAAATAAGAATGAAACTTCTTTGTGAAAGATTCCAAGAATCAATCACAACAGGCGAAGGCAATGTGACACAGAAAAAACCAGATTTTAAGATTTAACTAGAAAAACAACTATGAATACTACATATTTACATGAATGAGGCGGTGGCGATCACAGTGTTCATTCAAAAGGTGAGCCGACTTCCAAGGTTCTTGGAAGCATAATTAATAAAAAAAAGAAAAACCCAAAAGGGAGGACTAACATGGTTCAAGTTCCTAAATTTAATGAGTGGATTAAACTCAGAGAAGAAAAACTACCACAAGGAGCAGCAGCAAGCAAGCCGCATAGTCCTCGTGGCAAATCTATGGTAAAAGGTCATAAAGACGATATTTCTAGCGGCGTTAGAAGTCATGTAGATGATCTAGGCAAATTAGGCAGTGGAGATTATCCAGGCCACATTGCTCATAATGGGGAAGAAGCACCTTTTAAGTGTGCTAAGAAAAAGGGCAAAAAAGTCGCAGACGTAGCTAAGTAGTTTTATTAAAAACAAATTCTATATCTGTCTTTGGTTTATGCACTTTTGAAAAGAATTTAAGAGGAAGAATAGGCTTTGGAAAGAGTTCTTTAGTTTCGGCTATGAACGCTTTTCGGCTATTCTTCCTTTTTTTTATCTTTATTTTTGATCTTACCACGTTTTGCCTTAATTAATCTATGCTTAACTTTTGTGTTCTTTTTATAAGAGTTAGATTGCCTCTCAATATTTTCTTTTTTATTCTGGTTTGATTTTTCTTTTGCTTCTTGAATTGTTTTGTCTATGCCTGCTTGCCCATCTTTTGCAAAAGCAGCACTAAGTACTTTATATTTATCATCGAATTTATGACCTAGATGATCTTTCCAGCAGTGATTTGCTATAAAGTCGCTACCTAGTCTAGAAATTGAGATTTCTTGATCGGCTCGTTTATGAGCTTCTTCATCGCTCATTTTAGTTATATTATAATTTATTTTTTGTGGAACTATTAAAATTTGAGCATAAGGCTCACCTTTTCTGAATATATGGGTTTGTCCTTCATAAGGTGCTTTAAAAGCAACAAAGAAAATTCTTCCCCACCATTCTTGTAAATGTCCAGGCACACCAATTGGAACAGTCCCTGTTTGATCTGTAAAGAATCTAGGATGCGGTTCTAGTCTGATCGCATATCCAGGTGGAGGTTTTATATCTATAGAGGATGTAAAACCATAATGATCTGGTGCAAAGGCGGAAAAAGGCGGTTCAGCATTATTATCTGCCCAAGGAGATTCGTCCAAAAAATTTCCTTTAAATATTATTTTGCCATTCTCTCTTACAACATGACATTCATTCTCAAATGGATATATAAGTTCTAGGCCATAAGTAGAACCTGCGACAAAAGGTGGACAATGCCAAGGTTGAGGTGGACACCCTTCTTTATGATCATGTGAGTTACCTGCCCATCCTGGTATTTGCAATCTTATAGGTCTAGGTGGCTCGCCTTTATACCAGCTACGCCATTGGACTTCTATATCTTGATTAGTGTTTTTTGACATTAATTACATACCTATAAATAAGGAATAAAATATATATGAGTGATATTGTAAACCCAGGGAACCATCCAATCAAGGGACTTAATGAATGTAATGAAATAAGTCCCTTGCAAGCATCTGTAAATATAGATGAACCTAGTCCTAATTGTCCTACACCTATTCCGATGTCTTCTCAAAAAGATGTATCTCAACTTCCAACTAATGGTTGGCTAGAAGACGCAAGTACTAAAAAGGTAGGAATTGGACAAGAAGCTCAATGCGACCCTATGCAGACTGGTCAAATTGTTGACGATTTGCGAAATCCTAAAAGGGGTGTTGCGTATCGATATTCTAAAGCCCTTAGAGGTGCAGATGAAGCGATGCTAGATCTATTCCGTAACTTAGTAGTATTAGATGAAGATGGCAAAGCCCATCCAGTTCCTATCATCTGGGCAACCCAAGAAAGAGCAGTAGCATATGTGCTACAAGACAACATACGAAAAGACGATAGTCTTGTGGTGGATAGGATAAAACTGCCTATGTTAGCAATTTATTCTAACGACATACAGTTCGATCAAAGCAGATATACATATCATAAAGCCGTTAATTATATGAAAACCAATAAGCCTGGATTCACGATGAACGAAGGCGGAATACCAAATAGCACTGTGATGGGATTCAGTAGAGGTATACCTGTAGACATAGGATATACCCTTTATGGATGGACGTTTTATATGGAAGATATGGATCAAATCATAGAGCAAATACTTACAAAATTCTCTCCGGTTGCATACATAAGAGTACGTGGTGTGTCGTGGGAAACTATAGTAAGTTTAGACTCAATTAATAATAACCTGGAAATAGAACCAGGGGATGAGAAGATGCGAGTCATCAAGTTTCAGTTTCAAATGACTGCTAAAACTTATATACCTCAACCTCTAATAAGGAAAAAGGCTGTTTTGAAAACCAAGGTGGATATTCTTAACAATACTGATCTAGAAGAAGCGACTGAGGTTTTAGGAAGATTAGAAGAAACTATCAAGGAGTTTGAAAATTGATCGAAATAACGAATAGACAGAGATCGCCTGTATCTCTAATCGTAAAATCGAGGAAAGCCCCTCGATCTTTTACGATCCTAAATATTCCAGGCGTGGGTGCTGGACATAATGTTCGCATACTAGAGGACGAAAGAACGACAGAATACATTGACCGTGCTAAAAAGCAAGGTTTGATTTCGACAAGGTATATACCAAATACAGAAATGTAAAAAGGGAGAGAAACTATGGCTATACTTAGGGGATTCCCGCCATCGAGCACGATTTCACCTTCAGTCAGAATCGCGGAAAAGGATTTAAGCTTTGTACCTCCTGAGCAATCTTTTCACCGTGCAGGACTAGTTGGATTCGCCTCGAAAGGGCCTATTAACATTCCTACGTTAATCCAAAATAACAGACAGTTAAATACAGTGTTTGGTTTTCCACATCCAGAGGTTGGAGATCCTTATCTAATTTATGCTGCTCAACAATACTTGTTGGTTGCAAATGAATTGTTTGTAGTTAGGGTAGGCGTAGAAGATGAAGTAGATAATGAAAAGGCAGACACTGCAACAGTAGACGTACCATCTGCTGGTGGTCAAATAAATATTATATCTGATACGGCTGAAACGTATTCGTTTTCAACTGTTTCATTTTTTAGATGGAGACTGAATGGTGTTCTAGCATCTAAGACACTTGTTGTTTTAGCTGATGCAGACAGAGAAGCACCACTAACAGGAACCCCATACTCATGTTTGCAATTAGTAGAAGACCTTAACTTGCAACTTGATCCAGAAATCGATGGAATTGAATTCTATTGTACTACTGACAGCAGGATTGCAGTAAGAACTACTTTCGCGTTTGGTCCTGATTCATCATTAGAAATGGTATCCGTACAAGATGCTATCTATGGTGGTGCAGTACTCGACGGAAATGTAACTGGACTTGGATCAGCTATGACACTTGCTTCTACAACAGGAAGTAATGATCGCTATCCAAACGATGGTTATCAAACAGCAGGAACTTGGGACTTTACTGGTCTTACAGATTTGAACTTACAAATTGTTGTTGATGGAACAGATAATGTTCTAATCGATAATGTTGTACAAGTTGTAGATCTAGAAGATCTAGAAGGTCTTGTAAATACTACTGCTGAAATTGTAACAGAAATTAACGACCAAATAACTGCCGGAACAATTCCAGGTGGATTTGAAGCGTCAGCAACAGGTGACAATATCACCTTGACTACACTTCATCATGGACGTGATGCTAAATTGTTAGTTAAATCCGAAAGTACCGCTAACGCAATCTTTGGATTTGATAACATAACAGCAGAAGGTGCAAGTCCAAGTGGTGTATCTGGTGATGCTGCTATTACTACCTACGGTATTGTAATAGGTGATGCAAACACAACTGGCGATGTAACTTTCATATTAGCTGCTGATACAGCCGGTATCGATGGTAATGGAACACAAGTCGTCGTAACAAATGACATTCGTAATGGAACATTCATATTAGATATTTTCAACAACGGAATCCAAGTAGAAACCTGGGGCGGTCTAACTAAAGATCAAACTAGTCGCTTCTATGTGGAAACATTCTTAGCTGTTGTTTCTGATTGGATCAGAGCTATGGACAATACAGGAACACCTGCACCTCCATTAGATGGAACTTATGATCTATCTGGTGGTAGCGATGGTATTCCAGCAGATCCAGATGAACAAGACGATTTATTGATTGGTAGTTCTTTAGGATTCACTGGTCTATTCGCTTTATCTGAACCAGAGCAAATCGATATTGACCTTATTGCTATTCCAGGACACCCATCGACTAGCGTTGTGCTAGCTATGATTGAGTTCTGTGAAGTCTTTAGACAAGACTGTTTAGCAATCGTTGATCCTCCATTTGGCCTAACTGTTAATGAAATAACTGATTGGCAAAATGGTGTTCATCCATTAAATAGCGTTAGATTTGATAGTGACTTTGCTGCATTATACTGGCCTTGGTTGAAAATGCGTGACACATTTAATCGTGTTGACGTATGGGTTCCACCATCAGGATCAGTCATGGCAGTATATGCTAGAAATGATCAATTCGCAGCACCTTGGTTCGCACCAGCAGGGGAAACTCGTGGTGTAGTTCCTAATATCTTGGATGTGTTTAATCGTCCAACACTAGAAGAACGTGACCTAATGTATGGTAATAGAAATGCTATTAATCCAATTATTAGTTTCATCGACTTCGAGGGTTTTTTGGTATGGGGCCAAAAAACATTGCAAAGACAACCGACTGCATTAGATCGTGTCAATGTTCGTCGTATGCTTTTTGTAGCAGAAAAAAGAATACGTTCTGCTTCTAGATCTCTATTGTTCGATCCAAATGATGAATTGTTTAGAAACACATTTGTAACTATTGCTACTAACATCTTGAGAGAAATCCAAGTTGGTAGAGGTATTACAGATTTCATCATCGATGCAAGCGAAGCTCTAAATACGCCAGATGTTATCGACCGTAACGAGTTCAGAGCTAGAATTGGTGTTCAACCAACTAGAGCCGTTGAGTTCATGTTCCTTGAGTTTAGTTTACATCGAACAGGCAGTTTCACAGAGAACGCAGATAATTTCTAATAGGAGAGAATTATGGCAGACATGGGATTAGGGGAAATTGGAACTAGAAACGATTTAGTTTTTAAAAGAAAGTTCAGATGGACCTTTACAGTTTTAACAGGGTGTAGCGGTACAATTCCTGAACACTTTGTTAAATTGGCTTCACGGCCAAACATTAGCGTCGAAGAGACAGAAATTAATTTCCGTCATGGCAAAACCTGGATTCCTGGAAAAGGAACTTGGGAAACTATTACGGTTACATACTACGATGTCAACCAAACTGACAACCTAGACCTTTATAGTTGGTTAGCAACAGTTTATGACTTCACCGATCCAGTTGGATTGAAGCAAGCTTCAAAAAGAAGTGAATATGGTGCAGTCGGAACACTAACTCTATTCGACGGTTGTGGTTCCCCAATGGAACGTTGGGAAATGGAAGGCATGTGGCCTACAACTATTAACTTTGGAGATTTAGATTACTCTAATTCAGAAGAAGTTACTATTGAATTAACTCTTCGTTACGATCAAGTTAAATACACTCCAATTTGCCCAGCAGGTGGGATTGCCCCTTGTTGTACTCCTTGTAATTCAGGTTCTTAACAGAGCAGGATTAAGGATAAAATTGAATGTGTTTATAATAAAACGAAACAGGTTGGGCATACGCCCAACCTGTTTTCTTTCCTAAATATATAAAGGCAATATTATGGTTGAAATGGGATTAGGTGCATTAGGAGGTGATGTTTGTCACAAAAGGAAATACAGATGGAGATTATCTATTGACGAACTTGGAGTTATAGATGAGATATTGCCACCTAAAAAATCCGCTAGACCTAATCTTAGTTTCAAAACAATTGAAGCTCAACATCTCAATGAATCAATTCATTATCCAGGCAAACCAGATTGGAAACCAATTAATTTAACTTTTTATGAAATTCAACATGGTGGAGATAGCCCTATTTGGAAATGGTTAACTGCGGGGAAAAAAAAAGATGGAAAGAATGACTCTGGAATATATGACCCCAATGCTTCAGAGCCAGGCCAGCAATGGAAAGCAAGATTTACAAGTACATATAAATTTAAAGTAAAATTAGAAATGTTAGATGGTTGTGGTGAAGTTGTAGAAACATGGATCTATGATCATGCTTGGCCTGAGAATATAGAATTTGGAGATTTAGATTACGGCGATTCTGAAGTAGTAACTGTCGATGTTACATTGAGATACGACAGGGCTTATGTGGAAGAATAAAAGCATAAAAATCCCCTCGTGCGTTGCACGAGGGGATTTTTATTTGATCACTAATTATTCTCTACATCGCCTTCTAAAATTTCCCTACATTCTAACAGAGCGTCTTCTAGTTCTTTAGTTTTCCAACCCAGAACTCTACAAGCACCACTTTTGTTAAGTCTTCCTTTTTTGGTATAGACTTTAGCTTCATTATCTAATAGTGCTTCAACTAACTTACTTTGGCCACATTTAACCAACTTTTGAATCAACTCTTGTCTTTCGATATTTTCCAACATTGAACTTTTCATATACTCCATCCTCAAAAAAAAGTGTAACGAATACTATTCAGCCATTCAAGTCTAGTTTCTATTCCAATCTCTAATACCTGTCATAGGAACACACACATCTTTACCGCTTTTAATTAAGTGCATGTTAATTTTCATTTGAATATGATTTAGATATTTCTTTTTTAATTCTTGATAATTACGTTGTGACCTATATAATTGCCGAAAATGGTTCAAAACACAGGTTGTCATATAGTTAAATGCTTTGCCTTTTCTAGGATCAAAACGATCTATTTTTTCAAAACAGATTAAAACGCCTTCTTGCACAGCATCATCTGGGTCAATATTTTGAAATCTAGCATAATTAACTATATTCACAGCTAATATGTTAAACAAGTTAGCCAACTGATTCTGAGAGTCTGTATAGTTGTCACTTGCCGTTTTAAAGGCTGTTTCACTTGTTTCTAACATTTCAAACAACATGTCAGATTTTGGATTTGTCTTTATAACTTTTGCTCTTTCTACTGATTCACACATGTCTTCAACAATTAATTCATACTTTGCAATATCTTTTCTAGATTTTTGAAATGTCGCAATTACATTTTCAAACACTCTGTTGTTTAGATATTCTGTCGCCATATAGTATCTCCAAGTTAAGAAAAAAAGGGTATTTATGTACTGTTTGAGGTGCTGGATTTTCTTTCATTCTTGCCTTCACTATATTAGTAGTATGAACTTCTGGTCAAACACTATTGCAGCGTTGGTAGCTATATTAGAGAACCCTGATAGCCAAAAAGCTTATAAGGATTTAAAAAAATGTTATGAAGACGCTAAAATGGAACAGGAAGTCAATGCTATAGATCATTTAATAGAAACTAAATTTAATAATGTCACTAACAACCTTAATTCTGACTCACAACAATGAAGGAACATTACAAAACACACTTGATTCATTATCTCCATTAGATATAAATCTTATTGTTGGCGATGTGAATTCAACAGATAAAACGCGGTCTATATGCAGGAAAAGTGGTGCTGTTATTAAGACCGTAAACCCTGATAATGAAAGAAGTTACGAAAAAAACGAACTTTTGAAAGATGTAACAGGTTGGATTCTATATATTGAACCTTGGGAAATATTAGCTGCTGGATATGAAGATATTAATAAGGTTATTAATTCTGGTATACCTAATGTATATGGAGGCAAAGTGTTTCATGGAGAAAGCATCACAAAAGAGATTAAATTATGGCACAAAGATGCCAATATAAAATTTCGCAATCCAATTTATGAAACATTAGATGCAGAGATCAGTAAAGTATTAAATAATTTAATATTTTATTCTTATGGTGGAAAGAATCAAACAAATAATGTTGAAGATAAGCTAAAAGAATGGTTAAAAACTTCACCAATATCAAATGAACCATATTATTATCAGGCGTTTTTTCTGCTATCTAAAAAAAGATACAAAGAATTTATACCAGCAGCAGAATTATACATTAGTAGAAATTCAAAAGGCATATCGGCTGTTATGATGAGATATTACATTGCTTCAATCAAGTTTCATGTTCAAGAGTTAAAAAACTTTGGAGAAGCTTCTAGAGAAATATTGACTTGCATTGCAGCCAATCCATTGATGGCTGAGTTCTGGTGTTTATTAGGTGACATCTATTACGCCAAAGATCAATATAAAAAAGCAAAATCAATTTATGAGAATGGTATAATTTTAGGTGGCCAAAGATCAAATGATGATCTTTGGCCAATTGAAATTTCTAAATATAAAGACTATCCAGAGAAGATGATAACTAGTTGTGAAAGTATATTGAATCAAAAAAAATATTATAAAACATCATGAACTAAACATTCATCATGAACTTCATCAATTTCTTGTATTCTTTGTTTTGCAGCGAGGTTAATTTTACATAAGTGTTTAGCCTCTTCCATTTTGTATTCTTCCAACCTATCTTCTAATTCTTTCTTTTCAGTTATATTCATTAAAGAGCCTTCTAAATAGCCTCTTTCTTTATTAAGTCTAGCAGTTATCAGCACCCATAATTTTTTACCATTTGCATTTTTGATAGGCAATTCATAGTGGCGAATACTGCCAATTGTGTCTAACACATTAAGAAATTTTTCTCTGTCAGTTTCGTTCCAATAGAACTCACTTGACTTTGCATTAATGAGCAGATCGTCAACATTTTCATACCCTAACATTTCTGCAAGTTCAGGATTTGCCTTTAAAAATAGGCCATCTTTTATGCTTGTTCTATAAAGACCAATAGGCAATCCGTTGAATATGTCTTGATATTCTTCAAGTTTTGTCTTTGCGTCTGTAAGGTTATCAATATTATAAATCGAACTAGTAGTGTCCTTCATCTATGCCTCCTTGTTAGTATATTTATAGAAGTAGGAAAAAATCTAATAGATAATGTCTAGTTCATTTACGACTACCGTAACTTGGTCTTGAAAACGAGAAACAGCTATCTGTTTTCTTCCAGGTGAAAGTTTTTTAAGCTTGCCTTCTAACTCTCTAATATTGCAACTAATTACAGTCCAATTGTTTTCTGCAAGTCTTTTAATTTCTTCTGCTTCATCAGAAATTTCAATTCCTGGATAATACATTTCCAACTGTGATTTACAGTTTTTAAGGATTTCTCTATAAAGAGGTACATTGCAAGCACAACCAGGATTTTTGACAAATTCTTCTACTTTTTCTTTTAGAGATTCTGGTAAAGTTTCTCTAAATCTTTCATCATGAAGAGCTTGCTTCACTTCCATCATACGGATTGATCTTTTTGCCATTTTGTTTTCTTCGTTCCTCTGAATCTTTTTCAGCTTTAGAAATGACTTCTTTTAGTTTTCTTTCTTCTTCTACCTCGGCCAATTTTATGCGTTCTGCACGTTGTTCTTCTTCTAATTTTTGATTAATTAAAGCTTGTGGATCAGCTATTTTTTTAGGAGAAACTGGACGACCACATTCTTTGCATTTAAACTTTTTAGGTTGTTTTTTAAACTTTGAAGGGATAACTTCTTTAGTAGCTGGATTTAATTTAGGAATGTTTCTTTGAATAGAAGACTTTTTAATTTCAATTAAATCTTGAATATCAGAACCATCTGTAATTCTTTTCCAATGACAATATTCGCAATAAAGCTGATATAGTTTAATTGCCATTTTATTCCTCTTCGTCAGTAATAGAAACTTCTAACAAGATGTTTATACCATCTTGAATTTTCTCTAAATTGTTAACGATTTCTGTGTCTGAAATATCTATAACGCTTTGAGATTCTAGATAATTAAGATACACAGCACTTAAAGTGGCAACAAAACTTCCTGCTCCACCACATGTAAAGAAAAGTAAAGGCAATCCAATTAGCCAATGTAGCCCTATCACAGAGAGAAACATAGGAATACCTAAAATAACACCGATCCAAAATCCACAACATTGGTAACATGAAATTAGATCATTAAACCATACAGGCAAATTTTTCTCGGACCAATTTCTAGGTTTTTGTACAATTGCGGCTGGATCTACAATAATGTGAGTAACGCCTATCACACCTAACACGAAAAGTAATACTAATATCATTTTTTAATACTCAAATCTATTTTTAACTGAATTTCATTATTTTCAGGATCAATCATATCCATGACTGCTCCAACTTTTTCAGGATCTATTGCCTGAATTATACTTTTAACTTTATCAATAGTTTCTGCATCGAATAGCGAAAATATATCAAACACACCTTGCGAACTGATGCTTGATGTTTTTGTCTTTGCTTTATTCCCTTTTCCTACCCCTGTTACACTATTCGCTGCCATTTTTACCTCCAAAAGCATACATATAATTTATCGTCATCTCTAGAAATTGAAAAGTTTTCGTACCCTTCAATTTGATTTAATTCTTCCTCACAGTTGTCCAACGGAATTACACGATCTTTGACTGTATGATAATCTAACTTATTTATAGTAATTGACGTACCAAAATGCCTAGATAATACATCAATATGTCCTTCCAAAGAGTTTAATACGTCCAAAATTGAACGCTTTCCGAGAGAACGAAGAGATGATGTCATTTGAGATAGCCTCCATTGATCAAAATGCTGCCTAAATTCAGGCAATTCTTTTTGAAGGTTTCTATCTTGAAATACAAGATCTTCTATATTCTGGAGATTTATCACAAGCATACTAATTTAACCTATATTCAAATTCTATAAGGAGTCATAATGCCAGACGATACATACCGTCCACAAAAAAAGAGTATAGATACAACAGAAATTAGCAGTCCCGCAGAAAATCAAGCAAAATTAGAAAATATTGCAAAGATTAGAGAAGCTGCTAACGTAGAAGAACCTACTTCCAATAAACCTTTTCTTAATCCAGATAGTGGTATTAAAGTTGAAGGAAATATGCCTCCTGAATTTAAGAAAATGCTTGAAAATAGAGGTAATCAACCAGACGTGCGGCCTGTAAACCCTAAAACAGACATGAGAGTTACAGGAAGTAAAAGCTTTGAAGAATTAGTTGATAAAATTGGCGATTTTACCAGTATCTATGAAGAAATACAATTGCCATCAAAAGGTAGATTTTATGATGGATCTAATGGCCCTCCAGATGGAGTAATTAACATTAGAGCTATGACAGGTTCAGAAGAAGAAATCCTAGCTACACCTAAGTTTGTCAAAAAAGGACAAGCTTTAGATATGATTTTCAAAAGATGTATGAAAGAATCATACCCAACTGAACAATTCCTATCTGCTGATAGAACTTATATCCTAATTTATCTTAGAGGTATATCTTATTCGCCTCAATATGACGTAGAAATAAGATGTCCAGAAACAGATAAGCCATTCGCTGAAACCATTCAGTTAGACCTATTAAATGTAGATTATTGTCCTGATAATTTCAGTTTGGGGAATCTAGTAGATACATTGCCTACAACTGGATTTAATTTCACCTATAGACTGTCGCAAGGAAATGATGAAAAACAGGTTCAAGACTATAGAGATAGAAGAATTAAAGAATTTGATATGTCTGGACAGTCAGACGATACATTGCTTTATAGAACAGCTTTGCTTGTAGAGCAAATTGAAGGAATTAGCGATAAACATGAACTTCGTGAACTACTAAAAAGACTGCCTATTAATGATGTAGCCTACCTTAGAACTGTGGTCAATGATCCACCATTTGGCGTAGATACAAAAATAGAAATTACAAGTCCTTTTACAATGAGCGAATTTGAAATCGAGTTACCACTCGAAGCAAATTTTTTCTTCCCAAGAGCAAAGAGGAATCAGAAAATGGGCTAGTATCATCTAGTTTAAATCTCTGGGAGAGTTTAATGGAAGAAAAATTCTTCTTCCTATACCACTTACAAATGGACCCTAAGATTGCCATGAAAATGCTTATTCACGAACGTAAATGGTTCGTTGAAAGGTTTGTTCAGCAAAAGAACAAAGAACAAGAAGCAGTAGAATCTGCTAAACGTAAATCGAAAACAAGGTAATTATAGATAGATAGAGTATGGCAGACAAGGAAAGAAATCAAAATCCAGTTATAAGCGATGATCTTACTTTAAGACTCATTGTTTATAACTCAAATAATCGTACTAACGTCAGTTCAGTGGAGAAGGTAGAAATTTACTTCCTCGACCCTACTGAGGTAAGTGAAACGAATCCAGACGGTAGACGATTAGTCGAAACTGTAGATTCAGCAGATGTGTGTCTCGTTGATGAGGGACACTATTCTGTTACTGTGGATTTAGAGCCACTTTGCTATACAATCGGAAAATATGTCGATGTATGGTATTTGATAACTAGAGATTGTGATCCTGTCACAAAAGCCGAACAACCATTTCAGGTTTATCCAGACTTATGGTATACATCTCCTATTCCTATAATTTATGATTTTTCATTCGCTTTTAGACCAAATAAACTAAGAGCCGGATCTAAACGATATTTACAGATTGACATCATTCCTAACGTGCCAAGAGCTAGTGATTTAGAAAGATACCTGTGCAATTTAGCAATTGTATCTCCGTTAAAAATCTCTATAGAAATGGCATGTGTAGAATGTATGCCTCAAGAAGAAGATTTAAAACTTGTTGTAGATAAAGCAGATATTACATTTCGGGAGCTTCAATTGGGAGCGTATTTCTTAGACACAGAGGCATTAGAATTAGATTGTGGAATATACAATGTTTGGTTTGAAATGCAATTTGGAGAGTCCTGCTACATTTCAGATAAACAACAACTACAAATATACACGTAGGAGTATCATGAATAATTTTTGGCTAGACAAAGAAGATGAAGAAAAGATTACTTGGCGACGCAAACATCGTTGGGTTCTAGAAATAGCTGGTTCCAGTATTCTTGTCAATATAAAATCACGCCCTGAACAAACTATGGAAGAAGTTGTTTTAACAGGTGAAGATGGCAGTGAATATGTTATTCCAGGAAGACAAAAATGGAGTCCATTAGAATTTAGCTATAATGATGATTGCATGTCACCAGAACACATAGATAAATTTTACAAATGGATGGCAGATTGCACTGAGTATATGAAATCTAGCGATCACAGAGATGGTTGGGTTAATCATGCTAAATCATTCAAAGTTCCAGCTAAATTAATACTTAAAAGAGCAAACGAAAAATATAAAGCAGATGCGTGCAATCGAATATTTGGTAGTCCTGTCCATAGTTCGCAGTATGAAACTTTAGAAACATTAGAATTAAAAGGGTGTTGGCCAAGTGAAATTAATTTTTCATGTTTAGATTTTACTGCTTCCGAATTAATGGAAATAGATATTAAATTACAAATTGATCAATGCAAAACTGTTTATGGAGAATAAAATGAGTGGTAACTTTTGGCTAGAAAAAGCATTAAACGATGAAATGCAGGAATGTGCTGAACTTGACAAACAAAGTTGGTTTGGACATAGCAACAGAGACTTATACCCAGGTAGCGTTCCTAATATCAAAAATGTATTTTCTAGACCTACACTAAAAGAAAGAGATAAAGCTAAACAAAGAATTACTTTAGACTTTCTTCCTGTTAAAAATAAAATTATAATCAAAGAAATAAAAATGCCCATACAACCAGTTTATTCAGATAAAATAAAAAGACTAAACTGGCAAGATGAAGGTGAACTTGAAGTTATTGCAAAAGGTCATTTTATTCATTTTAAAGATTTTTACACAAACAAAAAAATGCCTCATGGATATATCTGGAAAGAAAAACAAGTTACTAATAAAGATTGGATTCCACAAGAAATATATGTGTTAGACAATCTCCAAATAAAATCTGTTACAGCAAAACACATAAAAGACTCTGAAGAATTTGAATTTGAATCAACCATAGTGATTAAGTATGAAAGCTTAAAAGCTATGGAATGGAAGTAAGTGGTCCTTTTTGCTCACTATATTAAGGACAAAACCCACCACGCTATGCGTGGTGGGTTTTCTTTATAAATAAAGCTCAGGTAGAGCACAAAGGATACCTGAGCTTCTGATCGTCGGACTTCTTCCGTGAAAAAACGATCCTCCAATTGTATTTATTTACAATAACTAAATTTTTGCTTTACATCCACTTTTTTTTGAACTACACTTTTAATGTATTATTCATTTTAACTTAGGAGTAAGCATGTCAATTGATATAAAAATCGAACTTTATCCTGCAAAACAAAAAGACAATATGGCATCGGCACCATGTTCAAAAGTGTTAAAAACAGTTTTAAACAATGTAAATGACGCTCTTGATGGAAAATGGAGTGGAGAATGGCGTGTTTGGTTTGATCGCAAAGTCAAATGTAAGGCCGAAGAACGATTCTCTGTGCGAATAGAAGAACAAAAAGGCCCCACAACTGTGTTGCGAGTTAAAACTAAGCCAGCAGGGAATGATTGTTGTTGGGAAATACTCATATGTCCACCTTCTGGACTAATGGTGTCTGATGTTAATACCATTTTAAGGCAAGTTAATATAAAAACTTTAAAGTTTGTTCGTTCAGTAAATAACAAACAAACTCAAAAAGAAAAAACATTTCTCCAAGTTACACAAGATGAATGTACTTATGAGTACTTAGCAGAAGACAAAGATGTGGCTCTAAAAGCACTTATTGCTACAGCAATCGTATCTAATCCTGGCAACGGATTATCTACTTACGATGATGTGAGTGCTTCTATCGCAAGTGAATTAAGATGCGATGAATATTCTGATTATAATACAAGCAAAATAGTTGCTAGCGTGTCTCTTGGTTTAGTAAACAATAGCTATGTTAAAACTAGCTATAACAAAGATGGTGGTCTGTATCATGTTACAGAAAAAGGTCGTGAAGCATTAAGAAACGCTAATATTCCTAAAGAGATTAGGAGTAGACTGTTTACTGAATATGATGAAGAATTAATGGAAATAGAAGAAAGTGATGAAACAGAAGAAACTGAAAGTTTTGTTCCTAAAACAAAATTAACAGAACTATCAGTTTTACATGGTGAAACTGAAGAAGAAGTAGAAGAATTAAAAATACTAATAAATGAAGAGTCTAAAAGACTTGAAGAATTGCAAACTAGTGGAGATCTTGAAAGAAAGCTTAAAGAAATAAATGACGCTAAAACAATGGAAGAAAAGCGACATAGATCTGCAATACAAGTTTTAAATGACAGCTTGTCACAACTTGCACCATTAAGAGTAAATGCAGACAAAAAACGAAATGATGCAGAAGAAGTTGTACAAGAATTAAAAACGAATTTGTCTAACAAAAAAAATGAATTGAAAAAAATATCTCAATCTATCAAAAATCACCTTAGTTAAGGTAAGATTTCTAGATATAATTGCAAGAAATACCCCGCTTATAGCGGGGTATTTCTGCTCCTATAACTTGTATATAATGTATAACTTTGGAGATAATATGATTATAGTTACTGGAGAACCAAGAAGCGGAACATCACTAATGATGGAGACAATTCGTTTGTTGGGATTTGAAATCTGGGGAGAAGAGCAACCTGGAGAAGAACGCAGGGAACAGGCTCGAATCAAAGAGGACAGGGAAGAAAATTTAGAAGAACGGCTTCGTAGAGAGAAGTCCAAATGGATGAATGAAAAGTTTTGGGAAATTGGCGGCTTAGTGATGAAAGGAATCACGCCTCGTGTGTTGAATGGATTAGAGAGAAATAAAAAAACAACAGCCAAAGATAAGGGCGAAGAATATACTGTATCTACTTACGCAGATATTGTCAATCAACACAAAGATCATGCTGTTAAAGTCATTTGGAATGGATTGATGAATACAGATCGAGATATTCTAGAAAGTTCTAAGATTGTTTTGTGTTTAAGAGATCCATTGCATATTGCTCAGTCGCAAAAACATCTTCAAGGTCAAGTAAGTGTAGCAACAAATGTTGGAGATGAGATGGCATTTGTGTCTCCAGAAAATGAAATATCTCCTACAAGGTACTTGGCTTCAGCATCTAGATTTTCAAATTGGTTATCTAAACCGATGAATAATAATTTAGAAATATTACGTATTGATTATGATGATATGATTTTTAAAACAACAAAAACAATCCAATCTATAGTTGATTTTTTAAAAGAAGACCCTTCAAAAACATCTATTGAAATGGCTACATTAAACATAGATTCAGATCGTCGTCGGAGTGCTATACCAGAAATGCCAGAAGACAATGTAGAAGAATGGGAATTGGTTCAAGACTTGTATGCTTTTTTCAAAGATGATGTTTTTACTAAAGAAGCTGTAGAAGCTCGTATTTTAGATTATGAAGAAAGTCGTAAAAATAATCCAGAAAACAGACAATGGATTTGTGACGAAAGTTTTTGGCCAATGAATGTGCCTTTAAGAAGAGATTATTTATCTAAGCATAAACCTAAATTAAGAAAAAATATGCTTGAATCAATGCGTAGAAGAAAATCGTCTAACATGATTTGTACAGATTGTCCTCTCTATAAAGAGTCGGAAGAAATACAAGAAATAGAACTTCCTTGGGATCTAGATAATATCATACGTCCTAAAATCAATTGTTCTGCAATGGGATTAGTTACTTTAGATGAATGCAACAATCACTATAAGCAAGTCAGAGGAGATAAAAAATTCTTTGAAAAACACAAGGATAGTTAGAAAAAGATCTTTGTTTTACCAAGTCTTTCCATCTTATCGCAGCAAATCATATATAAATAAAGTACGCATATTGCTAAAATCGTGCTCTTTTTAACAAAGGAATGTATTTAAATCTATGGCAGAAGTAATAGGTAATGCAAATCTAGATGGTATTGGGGATTTAACTGCTGATGCAATAATGACTTATTGTGCAGAAGGTCTTATAGGACAAGGCGAATATAGCCTATGTCCATTTAGTTCTGCATTTAGCAAAACTGCTGGCGGGTGTATAAATGCAACTGCAAGTCTTTTATTAGGTGGAATTTCAAGTTTAAATGGAATTGGATCTTTGTCTGCAAATGCTTTGCTTAACATAGGTGGCGATGCAAATCTAGATGGTATTGGAATAGTCATTGTAGATGGTTCTGTGGAATTAGCTGGAGTTTCTATAATAACTGATCCTTGTTTGATTCTTCCAAATGTTTCATGTAGTCAAGAATTTTGTGATACTGATCCACCTTGGCTATTAGCCAATGATAAAATTGGAATTCTGTGTGAATCTATGTGTGAACAAGATCGTGTAGGTTGGAGATTCAGAGAAGGGCAATCACAAAAAGGTGCATGGGTTGCCGCAATCACGGTATGCAATAGAAAACTATGGCTGAATGATCAAAGATTATCTGGTCAACCTGTAATTGGAATCCCAACTAGTCAGAAAGAATAAAGAAAAAGTCATTATCTTCTTTTAACAATTCCGTTAAAGGTATAGCTGTCCAATCTCTGTATTTTAGAGAATATTTGTATCTTCTTTTAGGAAGATTTTTTGTTTTTAAAAAAGCAATATGTTTTTTGCGATCTTTTCTCCACAATAACATAGGCATTTTATTTTCAGATCTAGAGGCATCATCTTCAACTTGTTTTAGAAAATTATCTAATATAGCGTTCCCTTTATCTGCAATGCCAAATAATTCTATATTAGCATCGTTGTATCCTAATTTAGCTTCAAGAACGAATCTAAATCCTGTAGGGCAAAGAATATCCCCAATACTAGCTTCCTTTCCTGATTCAGAAAGTGCTCTATGGCCAAATGCACCTGATCCTATAACTCGATTAAATCGACCCCATTTGATGTTTTCAGAAAGAAGTCTCATAAAGTGTTTATTGAAAATATCACATATTTCTCTCTCACCACGATCCCCTTTATCGCCAGAGTTTATGCCTTTTTTACGAGATTCGCTTTGTTTTAGATTTCCAACTATATCTTCTATTTCTCGTTCTTCCTTCATAATGCTTATTATAGAACTGTTTAACTGGTTAAAAAAAGTCCAATTATTCAGTTATTCCCCATTTTGTTTTATACCAAGCTCTTTCATGTATGTAATAAAATAGCATTTTTGAAAAGAATTCAATAAATCCTATAGACAATCCAGCATAAATGCTGCCTGTAATGATCCAACTAATTATGAATGTATCTGTAGTGGCAAATATACGCCATGTAATGGCTTTTGTAATGTGTCTTTTATGTTGAACGCTCATTAATCGAAAGTAATTTTTAGGTCATTAACAGAAAATATGAAAGTATCTCCATCGCTGACAGTGGCGGTTGAATCTATTGCACCATGAAATAATAGGTTTCCTGCTCCATATGTAGATGAATCAGTAATCGCCACATGCGTCACAATGCCCCAAGAACCGCCGCTAGCAGTAGGAAACGTAATAGTGGCTAAATTGCTAGTTAAACCGTCACCGGCTGTAGGTGAGTCCCAGTTTGCGTCTAGAGGGTTTAGAGTCTGTCTAGCATATGCAAAACTATTAGCAACTTCTGTAATGGTAGCTCCAGTATCAGAATCCAAAGTTGCAGCCGTACAAAGCGTAATAGCAATAGTAGTAGGTTTAGTAAAAGTAGAAGTCCTAAAAATGTGGTCAATTAATTGACCTTCTAGGTAATCGCTCATATCTGTCATTATTAAAATCTCCTACTCTATTTAGAGTAATTTATTACATTTTACTAAATTTACCATCATTCTCCATTACCAAGGATCTACTCCATTGCTGCCTTGTCTAATCCATTTTACTGTTGCGATGGGATTTGGATTAAAAGCTCCAGTGCTGCTGTTGTTAAAAATCCAAATTCTATCATATGCACCTATACCACTTGTAGTGCTGCCGCAACCAGACCAAGATATCCCGTCAAAACTATAAAAACCATAATATGTTGAGCCGCTTCTGCAAATTCTAAAATAAGTTGTATGACCCCAAATTACGCCATATCCACTAGATCCAAAAGTAGTATTGCCATCAGCAGCAAGTATTTGTGATGCAGTTGTGCTTACTGTATCATGCAACAGGGCAAACCCATCAGTTGGAAATATTTCAGTTGTAGATTGATTTAATGAAATGCCAACTTGTATTTCATTATTTGTAACACCATTATCATTCCACACAGCACTATTGATAGCCATAATTATACAATTTCCATCTGGAAGCGTATAATCTTGTCTTAGTGTGACTTTGTTGCTTTCATAAGTTTGAAGCAATAAATTTCCTTGTCTGGTTGATAAATCGTAAATATTAGATGAAGCATTTGATAGCAATCCAACTGTCCCAGAAGATCCATCAACAACCGTCCATTTTACATCAAGCGATCCCGTATCAAAATCATCATCAGGAGTATCTGTAGATGTTTTTCCATTTTCAAGATTAGCGTGAGCTTCACTTGAATAAGTTGAAACTAATAAATCTCTCAAATCTTGAGCACTAATTCCACCTGATGAATTAGTTGCCAACAACGTTTGCAAGTCAGAAAGTGATCGTACTGTGTCTACCATATTACATCCTCTTTTTGCTCTTATTTAGAGTAAACTGTGTCATTTTATTGGTTGAACCTAATATGTGTTGTTCCTACTGCAAGTGCTGACAGATCTATAGTCAAAATTTTACCATTTTGACTCACAATGCTGCCTTCTAATATAGTGGGATTACTTTCGCCTGTAGGGATAGAAATCAAAGCAATTTCATTTCCTGGCTCAATACTTGAAAAATCCCATTTCCAGTTACATCCAACTACATCATCTAATAGTTCTATTTTTATCTCTGTAATTCCGCCTGGGAGTTGAGAAATTTCAACATCTTGTCCACCACTATCTGCATCGAAAGAAACTAAATTTACTTGATGAATACAAAAACTTATTCCACCCATTTCAAAAATATCAACTTGTCCATTATCTTCATAATAAACTCTATAAACTTGTTGGGTCATACGCTTATCCTGTATCCAAATTCTGCACTATTGAATCCACTTACAGTCCAAGCCGATCCTGTATCTGGATCGAGTTCTACAATAGCTGGGTAATAATCATAACTTGTAGTAAGGTTTGACTCTGTTTGATCATAATCAGTGGTTCCAGATCTCACTACAGAAGTCAAAGCTCTAGTACCTGTTGCTATGGCTTTTCTGGCGTTAGGTAGCATTTGAACTCCAACAATTCCTTGTGTGATGTCAGAAAGATTAGCAACTGTATAAGTGTCCTTATCTTCAAATGTAGAGGATGACGCATACGAAGTATCATCATCAAAAGGATTATCATCAACAGCTTCATGATTTGATGCTGCACCTGTTGGTAAGAGATCTGTGGTGTTTCCTGCTCCGTCTGGAAACACTGCTTCTACTTTAACGTCACCCAAAAAAGTATTGTTTACTGAACCTTGCGTATTGATGATATAAATATCATCAATAACTGGATCAAAGTGATCACTTCCTGAGAAATTTATTCTGGCAACACCTGGGGTTATGGCAAGCGTATCAACTCCTGTTTCATTTATAATTTGCTTGCCATTCATCATCAGTTCAAGTTCGCCATTAGAACTATCTGTTCCTGCCACAATTCTTATTTCAAAATAATTCCAAGTAAATGGACTCCACTTTTCACTACTGGTATAGAGAGTGTTATCGTTGGATATTAAACGAGGATCGCCAGATGTACCTCTATGAAATGAACTTATATGTGATCCACTTGGATTCAAAAATCGAACTAAAGGATCTGCACTATTAGCATTGATTTCACGAAATTTCATAGCAAATCCAATTATAATTTCTGTTTCAGTTGTGAATTCAATTGTAATGTCATCACTTGTAAAATTTCCACTAGCAGCATTTCCACCACTTCTTCCAGAAAGTATTTCCCAAGCACCAGTGCGACTGAAATATTTTCTTGTCAAGGTGCTGTCTAAATTAGCATTAGTACTTCCATGATGTTCAAATCCTTCTAAAAATAAAAGTGTCATACATCTCCTTATGTTGTTAGTTTAACTCCAAATTCAGCACTGTTTACACCTGATACGGTCCATGCTATAGCTGTGTCAGGATCTACATCGATTGGTTGAGAATCAAAAGCATATTCATCAGTCTCGCCATAAGGTAAATAAATTTCAGCTTGGTCATAATCTGTAGTTCCAGAGCGAATAACTGGTTTTATAACTCTATCGCCTGCTCCATCTTTTTTACCTAAAGTATGAATCACCAATCCTTTTACATTGCTAGTAATTAAAGAAACATCGTCATAAGTGTATGTGTCTTTATTGCTAACGGTGGAGGAACTTATGTAAGAGGTATCATCATCAACAGGATTATCACTAACAGCAGTAAAATTTGATGCGGCACCAGTGACAGAAAAATTTGTGGTGTTTCCTGCTCCGTCTGGGAAAAGGGCTTCTACTTTTATGTCACCTAAGAAATCATTGTTCACTGAACCTGTAGTGTCTAAAACATAAATGTCGTCAAATATTGGATCAAAATGATCAGAACCTCCCACAACAATATTTGCCGTACCTCTACTGACTGTACTTTGAAACGTATCAACACCTGTTGCATCAATAATTGTCTTTCCATTCATCCGTAATTCAAGTTCTCCATTAGAATTATTTGTTCCAGACAAAACTCTTATTTCAAAATAGTTCCAAAGAAATGGACTCCATTTTTCCGAAGTTGTATAAATGGTATTGTTCGCACTCTGCAAACGGGGATCGCCAGATGCACCTCTGTGAAATGAAGCAACAGAAACTCCAGTTCTATTCAAAAAATGAATCAAAGTGTCAGGATTGTTAGCATTGACTTCACGAAATTTAATAGCAAAACCAATTATTACTTCAAATGTGTTAACATCCTTCATTTGAACATAAATATCATCAGATGTAAAATTTGTAGCTGCTGCTAATCCGCCCAACCGTCCAGATACAGCCTCCCAAGTTCCAAACGCACTTGCATGTTTTCTACCAAGATAATCATCTAAATCAGCATCGCTAGAACCATGATGATCAAATCCTTCTAAAGCTATTAGTACCATTTTTCCTCCTAAGTTACAGTTCCAACAGAAGTAACTGTTCCCGTACCTTGAAGAGTTACTACTGGTCTGAAAATATCAATTCCTATTTCAATACTATTTATGTCTGATGCTGTCCAATCTAAAGATGTATCAGGATTTTGATCAAATACAACACATGTGTTTTTATAATCTACCAACATAAATTCAGCATTGCTTACAAAATCAGTTCCACCAGTTCTTACAACAGATGAAATGATTTCATTACTCATTGCGTCTTTTCTATGTGAAATACAATTCTGAACACCAATAATTTCGCCAGACACATCTAAATCTTCTATTTCATAAGTATCACGAGCAGTTGTGCTACTTTCTACATAAGAAGTATCATCATCAGGTGTAGAAACACCTGTGGCTAAATAGTTGCTAGCAGCACCAACAACACTCAATTCTGTAGAGTTTCCTGCCCCATTTGGAAACAAAGCTTTTACTTTAATATCTCCAAAAGAAGATGCTAAGTAATCATTGTTCACACTTCCTGTAGCATCAATGATATAAATATCATCAAATTGATAAGTTCTAGTAAATCCTCCAAAAAACGAAACAGCAGAAAATGTCGTTGAATTGTCTATTGATGTATCTCCAGAAAAACTTATATCTACATTCCTATTTATTCTTAATTCAGCAGTTCCACCTGAATTAGCTGGAATCCCTTTAAGTTCTAAAAAATACCACGTATCTACTGCAATAACTTCCGTTCCTGTTGCCAAAACCGAGCCATCTCTAGTAACTCTAAAAACAGTTCCAGTTTGTTCAACGCCTATATGGAACTGATTTATACCATCACCATGAAAACGAACAAATTCATTAGATGTTCCAGAAACACTGTTAGTTTTCCACCAAAATCCAACAACAATCTCGCTAGGTCTGCTTCCAAAAATATGCTGTACACCTAAAGCATTAGTAGCAACCTCTAAAGCAAAACCTCCAGAATAACCTGTAGCTAAAGATAAATTCCCCGCACTTTCTGGATCAGCCGTTTCCCACTTTCGTTGCAATAAAGCGTTTATATTTCCAGAAGTTCCATAACTATCAAAACCCTCTAAAAATCGAAGCACCATATATAACCTCACTTATCTTTAGTATTTATACTTGAACCGTATAAATACGATATATCTAAAAACTATTGCTTATTCTAGAAGGAAATAAATGGCTGACGTATTTGGAATTGCCAATTTATCTGGCTTCGGAAGTATATTCGCAAATTCTAGTGGTGGATCAATACTTGCTATATCTAATCCATCTGGATCGGGTTCTATTACCGCCGATGCCGCAATAGAAGGAACAGGGGAAGCTAGATTCACGCAGTTGCCTATAGAAATTGCAGGTTTTCCTGCCGATCCCTCTGCAAGAGTAACACAACAAGTTGTTGAAGTTGCTGGTGAAACTGCCGATCCTACTGCACGAGTTACACAGCAAGTTGTTGAAGTAGTTGGAGAAACTGCTGATCCAACTGCACGAGTTACACAGCAAGTTGTTGAAGTAGTTGGTGGTGGAGATGGCACGGTTCGTGTAAGTCAACAATATTTAGAAGTCATTGTTTTGGAAACTCCCAGTGCATCGCTAATAGGTGTAGGAACTCTGACTGCTGATGGAACTATAGCAATCGAGGCAAATCTCCAAGGAACAGGAGTTGTAACTGCTCTTGGCGGATTATCGATAAACGGAGTTGCAAACATTGGTAGTGGCAGTTTTGATCTCTGTGAATATGATGAATCATTTGAAAGAAACGCTGGTGGATGTGTCGATGCGAATGGGATAGTTACTTACACAGGTATTGTAAATTCTCAAGGCAGTGGAACTGTAACCGCTATAGGTGCAAACCTAAAGGCAGGCGTTGCTATCCTTCAAGGAACAGGAGCTATAACTGCTGACGGAACAGTAGATCTTGGCGGAATTCCAGGTGAGGCAAGTCTTCAAGGCACTGGAACTATAAATGCTATTGGTGGATTATTCGCATTTGGAGAAACAACACTACAAGGTACTGGAGCACTGTCAGCAACACCTGATTTAGCAGTTGGCGGAGAAGCGACTTTAAGTGGCCTTGGAGATATACTCGCCTTTGGCGTAAGAGATATTACAGGAACTCTACAAGGATTTTCACAAGTCGCATGTAATGGAATAGTAATTGCTGACGGAGTTGTAGAATTTGCAGGACAGGCAACACTAAATGGAATTGGAAGTTTAACTGGTGATGTAGATTTAACTGTAGGTGGAGAAGGAACATTAGAAGGCATTGGTTCTTTGACAGCAAACGCTATTACATCCTTATCAGGACAAGCGACATTAGCTGGCATTGGAAACTTAACTGCTGATGCAGTAACAAGCCTTGCAGGACAAGCAACACTAAACGGTATTGGAACTCTAACTGCTGATGCTATAACTGATCTTGCAGGACAAGCAACATTAAATAGTGTTGGAACCTTAACGTCCAATGCAGTAATAAACCTTGCAGGACAAGCA